ATTTGAAAGCTCTTGGTTACACATACAAAGGACAGGATTTTGTTTTCTCCATTGACAGTACGGTAGAGAACAAATCACAACTGATGTCTTATGAGAACATCAACATCCTTGATGCCTGTTTTGAGATGGCGAAGAAATGGGACTGTGAGTGCTGGATAACCGAGAATATAATCCATTTCGGGCGTTGTGAGTTTGGCGACGCGGTGGACTTCGAGATCGAGAAAAACGTGCAGGAAATGCCACGATCTGAATCCCGGTCCACCTATGCGACAAGAATCTATGCTTTCGGCTCGACAAAGAACATCCCTTCTAACTACCGTCCGGTTGATGAGACCGTGGTTGTGAACGGTGTGGTGCAGCGCAGGCTGATGTTACCCGAAGGAACCCCGTACATAGACGCTTATCCCAATATGACCACCGAGGAAGCCATTGAACAGGTGGTTATCTTCGATGAAGTCTATCCCCGAAGAACGGGCACCATGTCGGATGTTACTACCATCGAGGTGACGGACAAGGTGGAGAATGAGGACGGCACAACCACTGAGGAAAAATGGAATGCCTACCGTTTCAGGGATACAGGTGTTAACTTTTCTGAGAAATATATCCTCCCCGGTCAGGAGCTGAGGATACGTTTCGCGTCCGGGCTTCTCAACGGTCTGGAGTTTGCCGTGAAGTTCAATCCTGAAGGAAAGCCGGAGAAGCTGGAGGACGGCGGCTGGAATCCCGATGCACAGCTTTGGGAGATAGTCAGGAATGAGGACTACGGCAGACCGCTTCCCGGCGATGTGCTCTTTCCCCAGGATGGAGATGAATATGTACTATCCGGCTGGGACAGCACGAAAATAACCGAACTGGGGCTTGTGGGTGCTGCAGAACAGGAACTGAAGGTCAAGACGGAAAAATACGCTTCCAAATCAAAGGTTGACCCGAGTACTTACGACTGCACGATGATGTCCGGTGACGCATACCGCGAGGACGGCATTCATAACCTCTACAGCATTGGTCAAAAGGTCAACCTTATCAACAAAGCCTATTTCGAGAACGGAAGGAAGTCAAGGATTATCGGATTTGAATTCAATCTTGACTATCCCTTTGACTCACCTGTCTATACTGTTGGGGAAACCGCCTCTTATTCTCGTATCGGCGAGCTGGAGGAGAAGGTTGAGAGCCTTACCCTGAAAGGACAGACCTATACGGGCGGTGGTGGCAGCGGCGTGTATGTGATTGGAAGCCACGACTCAACCCCGGCGACAGACCATAACGTGTATTCCGCATTACGCTCGTTGAAAACTTTTCTTTGTAAAGATAAAGAAGATATCGCTAATGAGCTGATCACGTTCCTGAAAGGTTTTTTGGTTGGTAAGAATGGTAGTGGAATTACTGTACTGGAAGATGGTACCTCTCAAGCCGTTGTTGACCGGCTTTATGTGAAGATTAAGGCTGTCTTTGATGAACTTGAAGTGAAAAAGAAAACGCATGTTGGTGGTGAGCAGATCATATCTCCGGCCGGAATGAAGTGTGTCCGTGTGGAGGAACTTGATGAGAGCTATCGCTGCTTTTTTTTGTCGGAAGTCGATGGTATTACAATCAATAACGAATTTACAGTCGGTACATTCGCTTTATCTCAAGAATTTAATATTAAAGAAGGAACATCTCACAATGTATCCAACCGCTACTACTGGCGCGAGGTGACAGGAGTAGGAGCTGACTATATTGACTTGAGCAAAACCAATGCCGACAAGGACAGTGATATTCCGGTTGCTGGTGATGATATTATTGGTTTGGGACACTTGACGGATATCACTCGTCAGGCAGCTATAATCCTTTCTTCTGTTAATGAAACTTCGCCTTCCATTATTTTCTATCAAGGTATCAACTCTTTCTCTCTTGCCGGGAAAGAAGTCATCGGGCTGGGCTTTGACAAGTCCACCGGACACGCCTATATCAATGTGTATGGTGATGCCTATATCGGTGCCAAGGATGAGAGCACTTACATCCGTTATACACAAAAAGGCGGTGTTGATATCAAGGGTATGTTCCATATCGAGCAGGGTTCTACCGGATGGCGAAATATGGAAGGTCTGCCGGATGAGATACAGGCGGCTGCCGATCTGGCCCAAAAGGCTAAGGATGCGATAGACAATGCGGCTGTCGGAAGTGTCAATCTGTTGCGTAATTCCGGGTTTACGGGAGATTATGAAACAGAGGAACTGTCTGCCGCTACCGAGCTATCGGCGGATACCGAGCTTTTCAGCAAGCAATTAAAGTATTGGACGGGTGTGGCTACCGTATCCGCAGATAGTGCTGCCGGCTCCGGGTACTCTGCCGCAATCGGTAGTTTGTCCCAGTCCGTATCATTGATTAAAGGAGAAAGTTATGTTGTCAGTTACAAAGGAAAGGGTACGTCTGTGTCTGTTTCGCGCGGTTCTTTCAGTGTTTCTCAGCCTCTCACATCCTCTTATCAGAGATATACTCATAAAATTACCTTCAATGGCAGTGGTATATTTCTTATCAGTGGTACCGCAACCGTTTGTGATCTTCAGCTCGAGCGCGGAACCATCGCCACCGATTGGAAGCCTTCAATTCTTGATAACGACAAGTCCATGGCCGGTTTTCAGGCGATTAATTATATCGCCAGTGCGATCAAGGATGGTTCTGTGGATATTCTTGGCGGTCTGATCCTTGCCAATATGATCCAACTGGGCAACTACAAGGATGGCAAGATGCAGAAGGTCACCGCCGGAGTGAGCGGCATATACAATGACGATGATGATGTGGCGTTTTGGGCAGGAGGAAAACTGGAACAGGCGATTCTGACCGTAATGAAGTTTCGTAATGATCCGAATTATCAACCCACCGATGAAGAATGGGCGAATATGGCGAACTTTGTTGCGACTCATGGCGGTGATGTGTTCTTGAGAGGATATATCTATGCTTTGGGCGGTAAATTCAGAGGTGTGGTTGAAGCCTTGGGCGGATTTTTCCGCGGAAAAGTAGAAACATCTGTTGACGGGAAACGCATTGTCATTGATCCGGATAAAAATACTCTTGAAATGTACACGACTGAAGGACATACCACCTTGATATTAAGGTTCGACACATCATCGGACGGATGGGAATATGGTGATTTGATTTTGCGGAAATATGCAGGGGACCAATTGATACTAGAAACGACTGTATATCCGGAACGTATCAGAATACAGAATTATGTAGAAAATACGGATATCATTCTTAATCCCAATAACGTATCCTTTTATGGTTCTAAAGGCGAAACGCTGTTAGTCGGAATGAAACCGGTATATAATGGAGTGGGTGTGTATAAGCATGTGGCCAATATTGATTGCAGTAATTGGCCGGGGAAAGATGATGTTTCGTCAGGTCAGGTATATGTGGAATATGAGACAGTAGAAGGAGTCGTGACAAACGGGACTTTAAAAGTAAAGAAGTGATATGGAACTGAATAGTATTAACAAGACAGGTACTTGGAGTGAGGCGGCAGACCGTCTTAACAACAACTTTAGTAAGACTTCTACCGAACTAGAAAAGGTCAAGCAGAACGGTATCCGCAACAAGGGATTATTTTCTACTCTTAAATTGCTGGAAGAGGCTGTTCCATCTCCTGTTGTGGGTGACTGGGCTATTGTGGGGGATACCATACCGGGCCCTATATATGAATGCAAGATAAAGGGGAAATGGAGTCCTACAGGCACGACAGGAGGTGGCGGAAGTGTTGACTTGAACGGATACCTGACAGCCGAGGAGATAGACGATGTAACATCAATATTATAAGAGTTATGATAAGAATTAATTATCAGTCCGATTTTAAAATCATAGAGAAGAGCCTGAATGGAGATATAAATACTCCCTTCCGGTTTACTTACCGCACAGTCCTGTCGGGGTGTGTTGTTGCGGAGTTTGACGGGCACGGGTACAAGAACTGCCGCAGGCTTGATGATGGTGGTCTGCTGGTCATTTTTGGCAGGCATGGACTACGTCCCGGCACTCTGTCGGTCAAACGCGAATACTATCTCTCCGATGCTGATTTTGCCGATGGTATCTGCAATCTTGTATCGGTGGAGAATACAGGTGTTATCCTCGTTGCCGGAAAGACGGATGAAAGCACGGCAGAGATCATGTCCTATCCGGATTATGCCGCATACAATGCAGTGCAGAGCGTCCCTCTGTCGGATAATGAGTATGATGATGTGCTGAGTGATTTTGTACCTCCTCTGCCACCGGAAGAGGAAGAATGATTGAATAGTTAAATAAATAGTTACATAAAATAATAATCGCCTAAGTTCCCCCGGAACTTAGGCGGATGAAAGGAGATATTATGGTAAAAATGCATAAACTGACCAAGGGTGGACAAACCATTTATCCAGCTACCATCTATGATGCGGTGGTCAACCCCAAGACACGCAAGAGCCTGACTACGGAACTTTCCGAACTGGAAAGTATAGGTACTGTTAATGAAGACACTTTAAACTATGATAATGGCGTGATAACATTATTATCTGGACACCCTTGCTATATCTTTTTGCGTAATGGGAGAATGATCAAATATGAACCGGAGTCAGACGAACATTATGATATCGCCAATTATGGAGCACTGGTTTATGATTTGTCTGATAATAAGATAAAAGCCGTAGTGTATAATGAAATAAGGAGTTCTCATAAGGTATTACTGTTCAGAAATTCCAAAGAGCCTAATTTTCTCATAGGTGGCCAATGGTATAACAGCTATCTGCAAAGGATTATCAAAGATAAGAGGGAACAGCTGGAGAATAAAGTGGCAGAGCTGCAGGACGTAACGTTCAAATTTAATAAGATAAGCACCTCCGGTGCACGTACGGGCAGGATATCCTCCATCGACGGATCAATTACAGCAGGTAATGAAAGTCTTTATGTGGAGTTTGATGTCACAGAAGCGAAATCAGTCCAGTTCGAGGCTTCAATATATTCCGGAAATTTTGGTTATGCCTTTTTTAAAGATGAAACATTCCTAGAAGGTGCAAGAACAGATGCCACCGGAGTTCTGATAGTTATAAAACCGTCTGGTGCCACTAAAATGAGATTGTCATGGAACAAGGCTTTCGTCACTAGACAGGCCATAATTACTGATCCTTACAGCATATTGTCAATTGACAGTTTGAAGAATGAAATTAACGACTTCAAGAAAAGAATTGACCGTTGTGATGCCGATATCACAGATATTAACTCCAATTTTTTTATAAAGACGGACGCTTTGCTGGTTTATGACAACCTCGTGGATTTGGACAGGGTTGAGCTGGAGAGGTATGTCCGGGCGAACGGTGTGGAGGGATCGGCCTTCAACTGGTGTAGGACGGATTATATTCCGGTGGAGGAGGGGCAGATATACACAGCCTTTGACTATGTGACTACACATGTGGCTCTATATGATTCCTCAAGGACCGTCAGGACGGATGTAACCTGGCAAAGCGGAGAGAGTATTCCGTCAGGAGTGGCCTTCATACGGTTGAATCAAAGTTTTTCAAGTACGACAACCGCAGTAAAGGAACTTGTGAGTTTGGCACTGATCAAGGGGAAAGCAACTATAAATCCCGGTTTTCTACCTGTCTTAAACTCTGGGAAGATCAGGCTGCCCGGAGAATATGTCACATTCAACGACTTGAAGGAATATAATGTGAGGCCTTTTGTGGGAAAGGGGCTTTTTTGTGCTGGAGACAGTCAGACAACATACGGACGATACTTTGGAGAGTTACTAAGGGTCACAGGTTTGAAAATGATAGGTAATACGGGCAAAATGGGTAATGGTGGCACATCCGTACAATTACCCGGTTTTTTGAAACGGATGGACTCACAAGGGATGATCAAGTGGGATGAAATAAGTGTTTTTACTATTTTGGTAGGGGGGAATGATTATGGAAGCAATACAGAGAAAGGTTCATTTTCTGACAATCCCGGGGCTAACACTATTTATGGAGGCATCAAAGGTGTGATAGACTATGTGTTGTCAAAACGAAGCGACATTGTCATTGCAGTCTTTACCAGGCCAGAAAGAGATAACGTTGAGAATATACACAACACCTCTGGGTATTGGTTCACAACCAAGATACTGAAAGGTGTTACCCGGATAGAATATACGGGAAATGTGGAGCCAAGCAGAGGTTGTACAGATGGAGGAGTGGCCATTTCCGGATACAATGCCGAAGGGGACTTTGTAAGAAATCTGCTGGAGGCAAAAGGCGGCTCCTATAATGGGGAAATGATAACCGTGCCGTCGGATTGTGCCGGAGTCAGGATATGCTCAAAAGGAAGTGGAGCCGGAGAGGTTTTCGAATTCCGGCTTACGACAGACGGTACGGATATTGAGAATGGTCTGGTATTGACGGAAGACACTATTGACAGATACAGAGAGAAGTCATCCTATGTATTACCAGAGGGATATCTACTGAACAACAGCTATTATAATATTTATATCTGGGAGAACGGATATTGCGACAACAGAAGCTATCACTACGCTCCCGGTCCCAATTTACAAGGTAATACTATGTATGACATAGGTGAGGCAATCTGTGACTGTGCAAGAAGAATGGGAGTTCCCTGTCTGGATACGCATAATTTATGTAATGTGGTTCATGGATATAATC